AATCTACTTCATCATCTGAAACATGAACATAGTTTTCAGCCGTCACAGCTATATTTTTATGTCTTAGCACTCTTTGTACTAATTTAATATTTTTAGTATCTTCGTATAAATGCGACCCACACCAATGTCGTAACATATGTGGAGTAATCATATCATTGCTATATCGTTTAAAAAAGTCATCAATAGCACCCTTACTTATTCTTTCACCTTTATTTGAGATAAAGACAGGTGTTTCATCAATGCTTTTATTTTGTTCCTTCTTTTCTTCAATGAATAACTTACGATACTCAAAATATTCAGTCAAGTAGTCCGTTGCCTCATAAGACAAAGGCACTCTATCCTGTACTTCCTTATTTCCCTTACCCCACACCATAATATAAGGGGATTCTTCTTGTAAAAAAACATCTTTCATGTCTAAACCAATTAATTCTTCTGAACGAATACCACTTCCACAGAACAACTTAATGATTGTCAGATTTCTAAATTCTGTAAACTCATTAGGAATATCTTTGACGTTTTTTTCAAAAACAATAAGTTCTTCTTGTGTTGGAATTTTTACATTCGTATCTACATTTGATTTTTCTACTCTATATAGTTTTTTTGGTATTTTATAAACAATATTATTCTCACATATTCCACTCGCTTCTAAGTATGTCCAAAAGCTACTGATAATCGCTTTTTGCGTTCTAATACTTGACATCTTATGGGTATATGTTAGACCATTCAAGTATTTTATTATATCTATCGGCAATATTTGTTTCAAATCATCTGCATCGATATTTGATATACTATCCTTCTGTATTATATTGTTTTTCAAAAAAAATTCAAACATATCTTTAATACAAGACCAATTAACATTTTTCGTCCGACTACTTTTAAAAGTTATCAAAAAGTCCTTAATGATATTCGGAACATCTTGTAGCTTTTCATTTAGCTTTACCTCCAACTTCTTTTGTGCTTCAATCTTATAACACATAAACTTCACCGTCCTCAATAATATATTCTCCGTACACAAAAAGAAGATACTCATTATAGAAAGTATCTTCTTAGTGTAAAAATATATCAATGTTTGTTTTTATCGTCTATCTTTTTATCATATTTGCCTTGTAAATGCTGTTGATAATAATATTGCTTTCCCTTCGTAACAAGGTCATAATTTGCTTTGTTATAATCATGTTCATATCCCGGCGGCGTCATTCGATTATCCGATCTCCATTCGTCAAGATGGCATAAAATATATGCTCCGATTATCATACCTATTGTTAATAAAAGTTCCATTTCAAATTACTTCCTTTCTTTATTTACATTGTGAATTATTTGTTATCATCTGTATCATCAAATCCAAATAGTAAGTATGGTATAATTTTAATCACAAAATATGCAAGACCTATACCCAAACATACTAATAGCCCAACACCAAAGCTTTCCAATAAATCCATCATGATTAATCCCTCCTCTTTCTATATTTACCTTTCATTTAATATATACCACTATTTGCTATTTTTAAACAAAATTCTGTGATATTTTTTATTATACATACATTCTACACCCTTTTATATCCCATATAAAGGACTTGAAACCTTACTTCCAAGCCCATTTATTTGTATTATTCCTCCTCAATCCTTACTGTTATCGCATTTTTGTCACCCGGTGACATCAAATACTTTCGTTGCACAACATTACCTGATTTGTACATTTTAATAAAATCAACTAATGAGTTAATCATCTCATATAAACTTTCAAGTACCCAATAATAACGAGGATCGACATCAATATTCCTACATAAAAGTTTAGCAAGAAAATTTGCAGCTATTTCTATAGTATCGGATTTATCATTTACTTTGATTTTTTCATGCCCTACATATTCGTACAAACCCACTTCTTTACAATTAAGTTCTTCTAAATGAATTAATTTAAAAGTACCATTTGTATAAAATTTGTAATCTATATATATATTACCATATTATTATCCTCCTCTCTTTATCTTGAAATCCGACTTTCGTTATACATATCTTTTATCTTTTCTTGTACGTGTTTTTATAATATACTTCTTATACTCATCATAATTATCAAATGATATATAATCACCACTCCACACGTCTAAGCAGCTTTCACCGGCTACCATTTCATACGAATTTGCAGAAATTATAATATAAACTGTTTGGTTACGGCTTGCACAATCTTTTAGAATTGTTTGCAACAAATCCCTTTTCAGTTCTACAATATTATCAATACTGTATCCACTATCTATTGCATCAAACATTATCCACAACTCATCATGATTAGAGTTCTTTCGTACAAAACCACCTAAGCGTACGGTTGTTTGACCTATGTTTTGATTTATTTTTTCGCCTTCTGAAGAACAAGCCATTGTTGCAAGTTCTGCTATTTGCCCGTTATTTAGGAACATTTGCATAGAATGTCCACCACCATCGTGAAGATTATCATATAGATACACTGGTATTTCTTCCCTTTCGAGCTGTTCCTTCATAAGCCTCATCAATGTGCTTTTTCCAGTTCCATTGCAACCAGTTAGCACGGTTACGCCCGGATTAATAGTAATGGTTGTATGATTATATAATTTATAATCATCCCATGGTTTTGTTGGTACTTCAAATATTCTGCTCATTATTCACTCTCCTTTTCAAATTTTTTTGAATTAATGTATCCATAATTGCCATTAGCTTGTCAGTATTATTACATATTATATCGTATAAATAATATACTTCCCAATGGGCATATTGCTTTATATTTTCATCGGGAGGTGCAAGTTTGAGTATTCTTCAAGTTTTGTGTAAATACAAAATAGTGCAGAAAAATTTATTTAAGTGGACGGAATTAAATTCCGTCCGCTTTTACGTTATCAGAAAAATCAGCACTTGTCAATAGCTGATTCTATCAGCGAAGAATATCTCCAACTGAGAATGAATCTCGCCCCAATCACGACGGCGGCCTGTCCATTTTTTCGTGATGTCCATCATTGCAAGGTACAGCATCTTAAACAAGCTATCATCTGTAGGAAAAACTCCCTTGTTTTTAGTCACTTTTCGGAGCTGGCGATTGAATCCTTCTATCGTATTGGTTGTATAGATAAGTGTACGAACTGCTTGAGGATACTTGAAATATGTGGATAAATGAATCCATTTATCTCGCCAGTTATCTGCAATTTTAGGATATTTTCCTCCCCATATTTCATCAAATCTGTCTAATTCTTGTAACGCTGTATCTTCATCAACAGCCGCATAAACACGCTTTAAATCCGCCATAAGTGCTTTAATATCTTTGTATGATACATATTTTGTTGTATTACGGATTTGATGAATTATGCATTGCTGTATTTCTGTCTGTGGAAAGACAGCTTCAATCGCATTGGTAAATCCGCTTAGTCCGTCAATGCAAGCAATTAAAATATCATTTACTCCTCGATTTTTCAATCCATTTAAGACAGAAAGCCAGAATTTTGCACTCTCATTTTCACCAACCCACATGCCAAGAACATCTTTTCTGCCATCTAAATTTATACCTATTGCTATGTATACAGCCTTTTTTACTATACGTCCTTCGTATCGCACATGATAATGTATTGCATCCATAAATACAACTGCATATACTTCTTCCAAAGGACGTGATTGCCATTCCTTAGCTATTGGCAAAATTTTATCTGTAACACGGCTTATGGTACTGTCAGACACATCAAGTCCATATATTTCTTCAATGTGTGCTGCTATATCATTTTCTGTCATTCCTTTGGCGTACATTGATATGATTTTTTCTTCAATATCTCCAGACAATGTTGTTTGATGTTTTTGAATAAGCTTAGGTTCAAAATCACCATTGCGGTCTCGTGGAATATCTATATCCATGTCTCCAAAACTGGTTTTCATGGTCTTTTTGCTGTAACCATTGCGACTGTTATTGGTTTCTTTGTTGCGATAATCGTACTTGGAATAGCCTAATTCTTCGTCAAGCTCAGCTTCAAGACCGCCCTCTAAGGCAGCCGCAACAAAAGATTTGAACAAATCTTGAATATCGTCCATATCCTTGATGTTCAATTCTTTCATAAGTGCTTTTGTGCGTTCCTTTCGTGCAATTTCTTCCGGTGTTCTTTTTCTTCGTGGCATAATTAAAAACCTCCATTTAGTGTATTTCTATTCTACACCATAATGAAGGTTTACACAATACTTGAAATTGACTCATTATCTCCCTTACAATATAATATATCTATTATACCAAAGAAGATATTTTTCGTCAATATTATAGTTCTTTTTCGATTTCAGCAACAATTAGAGTTGTTCCATCTTCTAATAATTCCTCTAAATATGTCATTACATTAACCCTGTGAATTGTTGTTGAATGACATTCATAATCTTATCATCAAAATTCCCCTCTGAACATTCCTCACTATTGATTAACATACATAGCAAATTCGGCATAATCTTTGCCTTAAACATAGTTAAGATTTTATCCTCAAGATTTAATTGATTACATTGTCCAACATTTTGTCTGTCTGTACGCAACATCTTGACTGCCGAATCTACTTCATCATCTGAAACATGAACATAGTTTTCAGCCGTCACAGCTATATTTTTATGTCTTAGCACTCTTTGTACTAATTTAATATTTTTAGTAT